GTGTTCAGTTAATGTGCCAGATACAATGTCTGGAGTTGAGATTAAAGCCCACCCGCAACAGATGATAGCGAAGGCTGATTGGAGCGGAGCGGAGCACACAGACACGACACAAGACCCCACAACCGCAGATGGAAATGGGCTAGATTGGCGAGACATCTTTGTGACTCTGGCAATCGAGATACCTAAACGAGTGCAATACACAGCGGAAATAACCACGCCAACTGCTGGCGAACCAATCAGCGAAATATCAATCTATGTACCGCGCGCGCGATGCGATTACGTTGTCCCGCAAACCACTGTTCGCATTGACAACGGAATCCCGATTGTGAACACAAGCGGTGGATTTATCCAAGACGATAGAATAAAGGTTGCCGATATCGCGCGTGCTGCTGCTGAGTGGTACGGAAAGCATCGCAAAACAATTCAGATCGGTATTGATTTTGCGCGGCATATGGGGCGGATTGGCTATCTAATTACTGATCTTGGCGATTCATATGCAAGCGTTGGAATCAACACGCCTATTACGGCGTATGAATACATGTTTCCCAAAAATATTGGCAACCCACCGAAAATGAAAATCGAAACTTCGTTTGCTGAAATGGATTTTGTGTGATGTTTGATGTAATACACAAACAAGACGCAGAACGCGCATTGCGTCAATCGTACGAGCGGGATTTACGCTCTCCGATGCTTGGCGGCGGCGGTGGCGGCTGCCCGGCAGTCAACACTGCGTGGCAGATTACTTTCTACGGCTCGCAAAACGATGGTGGCGCTACTGGAGGAACGTGGGGGCTGACAATATCAGGTTTGCCAGACGGTAGCGGAGGAACTACTTCAAACACAGCCACAAGCATTCCATACAACGTATCAACAGCAACCCTTAAAACTACGATAGAAGCTCTCTCTGATGTTGGTATTGGTAATGTGAGTGTGACGGGTGGTCCTAGTGCTTGGGTAATCGAGTTTATTAGCGATCTTGGTAATCAGTATATTGGACCACTGGCCATCGATGTTGCCGGGATTACATCAGGATACTATTTCGGGGCCACAACAACTCTTTCTGTTCAGGGGCATTCGTAATGGCGGATTGTTCGTGCTGCCAAGGCCACAACACGCCAACGCCACCGGTTTACAGGTGTTGCGGCAACTATTTCAATTCTGTATGTGATGATCGCTCTGACTCAATTACTCCTGGGCCGTGGTCAAGCCTGAATTTAACTTTCAGCTTTTCTTACTCCGGCCAATCAGGAACGTATAGCGGTTCAATGGCAAGAACATCTGGAGGGCCATGCTTTTTTACCTATGGATATGACATACACACTATTCTTGATTGGGAATTGAACTCCGAAGATCACCTAGCGGCGTATGATATCACGCTGTCATGCGTGACGGGAGGTGCTGTCAATTCTTATGGATGGGTGCTTCAGGGAATCGTAAGCGTGTGGAAAAGAGGTCTCTTTGGGGCACATACGGGCTATTACGATACCTATGCGATAGACACCAGGGCTAAGTATTCGGTTCCAACTGGTCATATTTTCAACGTGACTTATGGGTATGGTACGCCTGTTGAAAATCAAGCGAAGTGCCCATCGGTGTTGTTTGACTACTCTGATTCAGTATTCTCTTCGATTACAATCACCCGATGAACCATTTGCCCAACAACATCCGATCCATCTGCGACGGCTCGCGCGACATGCCAGAAGAATTGCGGCGCGGGTACCTGAAGTGGTGCGCCGAAAACGACACGCCGGAAAAATATGCCGCAAATAGGTTGATTACGGCTGAGCAATCAAAACAACTCAAGGAATTCCAGAAAGCGAATTCCGAAGGGCCAGGCACGGAGTTCAAAAAACTCTGCGAACAACTCGGGATCACGCTTCCAACCTGTGGGGCGTGCCAAGTGACGCTTCTGCAAATGAACGCGGCTGGCGTAAACGGTTGCTGTGAACGGCGTGAAGAATTCCTGAGCGAAATCAAAGAGCGGGCACAATCCATCGGTTGGTTGGATTACGTGCACGCGGCGGCGAACGCGGTCACGAGCGGACTGGCATTTTCGCTCAACCCGCTCGACCCAATCGGCTCGCTGTACGATGAGGTGGTAAGGAGAGCGGCGGAAAACACATGACATTCATCTTCCTCTACTCGTTCATCTTCGTCGGCCTGAAATCGTTCCAGCAGTTGAACGTACAGCACGGAAAGTATCTTTTGATCGCACCCACGTCATTTGCGATGGCGTTCGTCGAAGTGGGAATCATTCTATCGGTGGTGTCGCAAAAATCATGGTATACGGCGATACCGCTCGGTGCTGGGGCTAGTCTCGGTTGCATGGTGGCAATGCTTATTCACGGAAGGATCAGAAATGAGTCAAATCGAACCGTATCCGTTGGAAAATTATCCTCAGACAGGTCGGCTCGAATCTGGTCAGGTTGTTCCGCAGGGAATGACCGACGAACAGGCATCGCATGTCGTGCCGATTGAAAACACGAACGCATTCACGAGCGAGGAATTGCAGGATATGGCGTGTACGGTGGGGGGGTGCGGTGTTTGTGGGCGAGTGGTGAACTATTCGGAAATTCCGGATAGATCGAACTGTAAAGCAACGCTTGATAGTTCGCCGAAGTGGAAGCCGCGACTTCTCCAGGAGTGCATCGAAGTTATCACCGGCGACCGCAATCGTGACTACGGTGAACCGTGGGAAAATCACGAATGCACGGCGGAAATCTTTCGCTGGTGGATCAAGTCGCGATTCGGTGTAGATATTGCAATCGGCGCGCTGGATGTCTGCATGTTTAACGATCTTCAGAAATCATCGCGGCTTGCGAATTCAATCGAGCATTGGGATTCGTGGAAAGACAAGGCCGGATACTGCGGAAATGCCGGTGTGATTCTCTATCACAACGCGGGGAAATGATGTCCCGTACATTCGTCACTATTCTCGATAAACGTTGGGAGCTTGTTTTCGTTCCCGCAAGCGAGTTGCCAATCAAGGCGGATGGCGAATGCGATGCACCAAACACGTCGGGCAAGAAAATCAGAATATATGACAAGCTGAATGATGAGCGAACACTGACGATTCTGATTCACGAAATGCTTCACGCAGCGGACTGGCACAAAGACGAATCGTGGGTTGAAAAAGTTGCCGAGCAAATCGCACGTGCGGCAACACGAATCGGATTCAAACGTACGGAGGAAACGTGAGTAGTCCCGCTTATCTGGCAGCGGTTGAGGCGTGTAAGAAATTCGCGGACGCGCCAACGCGAACCATCGCACGGCATCTTTGCGAGAATAGGCCGAAGCTGTTTCCGACACTGGAAAAAGCGAGAACATGCGTGCGAAGAATTCGCGGGAACAACGGCGACAGAAACCGAAAATATGCGTCAGAAAAAAGCATGTTCCGCGAAAACGGTAAAGCGGGTGCCGTGACGATCCCGAAATCAGATGCAAAAGAGTGGAAACCGTTGGTGCTGGATGGCTCACGGCGTGTTGGTGTGCTGTCGGATATCCATGTTCCGTACCATGATCGTCGTGTTGTTGAAAAGGCAATCAAAGAGTGCAAGCGGCATCGGTGCGATACGATTATTCTCAATGGCGATACGCTTGATTTTCATGGTGTATCGCGATTCGAGCGTGATCCTGAAGCACGATCTCCAGCGGACGAAGTGCGGATGGCCGTGAAGCTGATGCGCTACGTGCAACAACAGATTCCCAAAGCACGGCTGATATGGAAAAACGGAAACCATGAAGATCGTTGGCAAAAATACATTTGGGAAAACGCTCCCGTGATTTGGCAACTGCAACAATGCCGACTCAATGGCTTGCTGGGATTTGAGTACGCGGAGCAAACAGAAAGCGATTGCGTCAAGCTGGATTCGCACGGCTGGGAGTATGTGACAGATAAGCTACCGATCCTCTGCGGGCTGTTGCCGATCTTACACGGCCACGAGTTGACGGCAGGCTCTCCGGTTAATCCCGCGCGCGGGCTATATCTGCGGACCTCTCACACGTCGCTGATCGGCCACCACCATGCAACGAGCCAGCACACGCAAGCCGATATGTTTGGTCGCGAGGTTGCTACGTGGTCGACGGGATGCCTTTGCGATATGAGGCCCCTCTATATGCCATTTAATCGATGGAATCACGGATTCGCGATTTGCGACGTGGCTACGGACGGCTCTTTCGATCTCCGCAATTTACGGATCAGTGACGGAAAAATTCGAGCGTCGTAACCGTAACCACTACAACAACTTCCAGCAATCAGGGAAATAATCTCGAAAAATTCCCGGATTTTTTCACGCTTACCTATTGCACCGACCGAAACAGTAGGTATAATACACGCATGACGCGAACGACGGATTCGCGAGGAAAACTAACACAGCCCTGCGGGGCAGGAGGAAATGAAAAATGACGACCACTCTAACAGCCCGTGTTGACTCTGAAAACAACGCCGAAGAATTTTGGGGCGAATTCCGCACGCGAGTCGACGAACTTGACAGCAACAGCGAGTTGGGGTCCAACTGCCGCGCGATCCTGCGACACGGCGAAGTGGAACTGATGGACGCCAACGCAATCACAGAATTCGACTTATTTGTCCATTCTATTCCTGGTTTCTCTGGCGGGCCAAATCACGCGACGGAAGCGATAGTTTTCCAGGCGAACTAACACACACCACGCTGGTGCACTCGCCCCGGCTTTTCTGATTGGTAAAAAATGAACAAACCCACCTACCCCATCTCCTGCACGGCTGCGGCGGACATCCTCGGCTGCACTCCGCCAACGGTGTCGAGGACCGCGAAAAAACACGGCATCGGCCACGTAATCGGGCAGGTGCGGGCATTGTCGTCCGCTGATGTGGAGCGGTTGCGGGGACTGATTCGCAGCGCGCCAGGAAACCCGAATTTCACGCCGGGGAACTATTTTGGGCAGGCAAGGGAGTGAGTTAGTAATTAAACTCATCCGCGACTTGTTTCCTGTTTTATCGACCGGAGAATACCCTGTAACGAATCGACAACAATTGCCATAAACAAAAGAAAAAAGCCTCGATCTAACCACCACCAAGCCAAAGAAAACAGATGCTCTGAATACGCATCCGTCATTGCCCTGAAAAGTATTAACACCGATCCAAAAACAAACAAAACTGAAGACACATGGGCGTAGTACACAAATGCGAGCGAACCCCATATTTCAGGTGTTTTGCTGTTTTTTTTCTGTGTTGCAATTGGTAATGGAACTAAGTTTCCATGCACAACAATTTCAGAATTACAGTGGTTGCATACGCATCTTTTTCCTTGATACTCATCTTTGGCCGAAAGTAAGTTGCTACATTGCGGGCACTGAAACCGAATCATTTTCCGATCCCAAAAAGAGTTGTGATGGGACAAGTATTTTTCCAAATTTTCACTTGCAAGAGGAAGTGATCCAGTGTATACCATTAACCTGAACAGGAAAAAGGTAGGCATCAAGGAAGTTGCCCCGGCGTTACGGGTGCCGTTGTATCCCGTACCTCCAAGCTGGAGAGCAGCGGCGAAAGCGCCGCAATGAAACGTGATAATCGTTCGAAAAAAGTAGCACAGGCTGGAGTCGAAAAAGACTCACCCACAATTCTCAGACTGGCCGATTACAGGCCTCGTCCGCAATTCGCCGAGCATGTGCGCGGAGAAAAAAACGCGCATCGAATTAGATTTCTCGGTGACATCTCTTGACGGAATCGTGAAAAACGGGCATTGTAATCCGTTTCGAAATGGGCGGGGGACGCCGGACGCAAACCGGTTGGTCCCCAGAACACAGCCCCGACACCTAGGAACGGAAGCCATGCTCTTTGCCCGGCAATCTTATAGCCGCGTAGACCTCTCAGGTCAATCAATTCGCGCATGGATTTTCGCTATGCCGCGTCCACCGCCAAAAATACAACTCCGCGCGTAAGGCTCTGAGATTTCTTTTCGCGCAAAGAAAAACCCGCTCGATCCTGGCAGATCAAGCGGGCTGAGCATCCCTGACTACATTCACTCCCCGCAGGAGTTTTTACGATGTCCACAAAACATCATAGGGGCGATTCCGCCCCAATGCAATCAGAAAATACCCATTTCAACGGTTCGGAAGTTATTGCGGCGTTGCAGACTGGCGGCGGAATCTTTCCAATGGCTGGAAGGTACTCCGCGAAAGTATGGGCCATCATGTTGGGCTGCAACGTAAATACAATTTTTCGTTACGTCCGAGTGCATGATATTCCTTATCGGCAACCCGGTGGCGGCGAAATGATTATCGACGCCAATGATTTTTGGACTCGGCTTGATCCGATCACTCCTTCTGCTGCGGGGGAACGCAGGGGAGGAAAGAGAAAAAAAGAAGCGTGATTTATGGCCGGAAAACGAGCAAACGGAGAAGGTAGTATCTACCAACTGCCTGATGGGCGTTGGCGTGTCACGGTCTCCGTTTGTTCGTTTGGCCGAATGAAGAGGATCAGCCGAACCCGAAAACGTCGCGCCGATTGCGTGGCGTTGCTTGACGAGCTTCGCGCGAAAATCGGGAGCGCGACTGCCGAAAATGTTGGAACACTCCGCGAATATCTTGCGAGATGGCATCAACACATCACCCAAAATCTCGCTGATAACACGCTCGCAACTTACGAACGAGCAATTCGACTTCACATCAATCCGCGTCTTGGTTCCGTGAAGATGTCGAAGATAACGCCAATGATCGTGTCTGAATTTAAGGACGCGATGAAGGCGGACGAAGTGAAACCACGGGCAGCACAAGCGGCTTATCAGTGCTTGCGAAGTGCTTTGCAACACGCTGTTTTTCCGTTTCGTTTGATTCAGACGAATCCATGCGACGGGATTAAACCGCCATCGCATGTAAAGCGAAAAATGAACCCGTTTACCTCGCAAGAAGTTAGAGACATTCTTGAAAGCTGCGACGGTACCCGATGGCATGCACTCTATTCCGTTGCGTTCGGTTGCGGGCTTCGCATCGGTGAACTTTTCGCTTTGGAATGGAGTGATGTTGACTGGAGTGAATCGCGAATACATATCAACAAACAGTTGCTTGACGCTGGCGGAAAAACAAAAATCGTTAAACCAAAAACCAAATCCAGTGTTCGCTGGGTTGAGATGTCGAAGTCTGTTCGCGAATCCCTGCGAAAACATAGAGCGGACCAGATTGTGCGCGGGATGAGCGGTTGCGAAATCGTGTTCCCGACGCTTAACGGAAGGCATCTTGGCCGCGCTAATTTCTCTTCCGACGAATGGATTCCGCGACTTTTGCGATGCGGATTGACGCACAGAGGATTTCACAATACCCGCCATACTTTCGCCACCCTGCTTTTGTTGGCTGGAGTCCCGGTTGCAATCGTTACCAAGTCCCTTGGACACAGCAACCCGTCGATAACCTACGCAACGTATTCTCACACATTGCCTACGTCAGAGGGAATCACAGCAGAGACGATGCAGAGAATTATCGGTTAGCTGGTTGCTATCCGGTTGCGCCTGGATGTCGAAATTCGCCTATACGTCTCACGAAACCACGTGCACAAGCATCATTATTCGCGATAACCGCCACGCAACAACAGCGGGCGACGATGGGCGTCATCCACCATGATTTCTCGGGTGAAATATACCTGCGACCACGACACCGGGCAACATCAAAAGACATCGCGTTGCGCCTCTCGTTGCGCTTCACGCCAGATTACACCCAAATCAAAAAACGTATTTATTTTTTCAAAGGTTTTTTGGACCAATTCAGCACAACAGAACGCAACGCAACGCAACACAGCAACACCAGGAAAATAGACCGCATTTAACCTGGAAAGATCGCTTCCATTCGAAAAAAACAACGATAAAGTTACTCCATCGACAGCAACAAACAACTGCCGACAAGAAGCAAAAAAAATGTTGACCGTGATTAACGCGACTTCAAATGAATCTGATTTAAGATATGGATATCAGTTTGGTGTTGACGGGCTTGTAACGGTTGAACAAGTCTCGGAAATGCTCGGCGGACCATCCATTAGAACGGTGGAACGGCGAATTAGGTCAGGAAAATTCAGAACTGGTCGCGATGAGGGCCGTTTAGTGATCTGCAAAAGGTCGGTTTTGGAATACATCGCAGGTCTTGAGCGGTAAGTATTGTTGCAATCCACCACCCAACCCCCCTTCTGCGTAAAAGGTACGCGCATAGATCGGCAATCGTTTTGCCGTGCAAATAGATTTGATTTAAGGAGATTCGCAAGTGACTGATTACAAGATTATCCGCACACAAAACGCAGGCGTGTTTTGCGCCAAAATCGAGAGCGTCGAGGGCACAACCGCGACGCTGAAAGACTCTCGCAGGCTGTGGTATTGGGACGGTGCGAGTACGCTTTCGGAGCTTGCGATTCGCGGGGTCTCTCGTCCGTCGAAATGCAAATTTCCGGTGGCAGTTGAATCGCAAAAAGTGTTTGAGGTTATCGAGATTATCGACATGACAGACGCCGCGATTTCCTCAGTGAAGGGGGTGCCTGAATGGACGCAACACTAATTAGCGATGGCTCTGGCGATGGCTCTGGCTATGGCTCTGGCGATGGCTCTGGCTATGGCTATGGCGATGGCTCTGGCTATGGCTATGGCTATGGCGATGGCTCTGGCGATGGCGATGGCTCTGGCGATGGCTCTGGCTATGGCTCTGGCGATGGCTATGGCGATGGCTCTGGCTATGGCGATGGCGATGGCTATGGCTATGGCTCTGGCGATGGCTCTGGCTCTGGCTATGGCTCTGGCTATGGCTCTGGCTATGGCTCTGGCTATGGCTCTGGCTATGGCTAATTATATTCAACAAAAAAGGACTTCAAAAATGAACCACCCCGACATTGTCGATTCCGAATCGAGCGTTATTTCCAACCGTCCGCGAAAACTGCGAATCGACATGAGAGACTGCGACGATCTCAGTGCGGATGATCTCACAACATATCTTTCACTTGATCCATTTGCACCATGCACAGCAGAACCTGGAAGCAATGAGCGTGCGCTAATGATGCGTAAACGATACTTTTACGGTCAGCCGATTTTTAATCCTCTCGATGCACGGATGGATGATTTCGAATCGCCGGTTATCGAGTCTGAAGACTTTGAATCAATCGAGTTCGACGCGGACTCTGACGACTGAACCACAAGCCGGGTGGCGTTCGTTTCTCGGGGGAGTTAAGCGGGCGCTGCTCGGTTTATGAAAATGCAAGTCAAGTCGTGTTAGGTCGAGTCGAGTCGGGTCCAGTCACGTCATGCCCAGTCTGGTCCAGTCGAGTCATGTCTGGTCAAGTCAAGGTTTTTTTCTCAAAGGTGAATTATGAAAACTGTTATCGCTCACTTGTCGTCTATTTCTGTCTACTCGCAATCGAAACAATACTCTGTCGAGAAAATCGACAACGGTCGTGAATCCCATAAAGACTATGAGGCCAGAACGTGGCGAAACCGAATGCACGTCACCGATGACGGTCACGTTTTTATCCCGCCGATGGCGTTCAAGAACTGTCTGTCTGACGTAGCGAAATACCTTTCACTCCAGATTCCGGGTAAGGGAAAGTCGACCTACACCAAGCATTTCGAAGCCGGGGTGTTAGTTTGTGATCCACTTGTTCTGCCGGATATCGCGTCTGAAGTGGCTGGAGATTGGGTCTCTGTACCGTCTGATGGAATGCGTGGCGGTGGAAAACGAGTCGAAAAGTGCTTCCCGATTATTCCAAAATGGTCAGGTCAGGTTAGGTATTACTTGATCGACGAAATTATCAACGAGTCCACGTTCCGCCATCATCTTGAGATGGCAGGCCAGGTCATTGGGATAGGCCGTTTTCGTCCGAGAAACAATGGTTATTACGGTCGTTTCAAGGTCGATGAAATCGAGTGGGGAGTCTGATTTCGCGTATTGTCTCGTCTCGTCAGGTCGCGTCTCGTCGTGTCTGGTCGGGTCTAGTCCAGTCAAGGAGTTTTTTATGCCTATTATTCGAGATACAAAAATCGAAACACAACAAATCAGGGACTTACTTTCAGCGTTAAAGGAAGGTGAGACGCTGGAATACAAAACGATCATGGATTCAGTAGGCGTCGACCCACAAGGGAAGTCGCGCCATCTTGTCGACACAGCAAAAAAACACGCGGAGGAAAAGTGTGGCTGCGTGTATGTCGCGATTCCAGGCGTTGGCCTAAAGCGGGTCGATCAAGCTGGAGAGATTGACGAATTCAATCGTAAGGCTGCATCGATCCGGCGAAAGGCAAGGCGCAACTTTAGACGGTCTGAGGTTGTTGACTTTGAGCGAATGACCCAGGAAAACAAGTTGCGACTTACTGCGATCCGAACAATTTACGCAGTCGTCGCGGAAGCCGGAAGCGAAAAGAGCATCAAGAAAATAGAAAAGGCATCGAGTGATTTTCAAGTCAAAAGTCTAAGACAGGCTGTGGAGTTATTGAGGTGATCGCGTCCGGTCTTGTCCCGTCGTGTCAAGTCTTGTCCAAGCGAATCAAGTCAAGGTTTTATCTTCCTACAAAAAACTAGGCACGATGCCAGTTCCGGGCACGGATGCCCATTTTTCTAAAGGGTTAGCAATGGACAGCCTTCTGATACTCGCAAGCGCGTTTTTCTTCGGTCTCGGATGCGTATTCACGATGACAATGTGTGTTATCGCCAGGGCTTCGACGGAGTGGCGATCCACCACAGAAAGGAATGAGCAATGAGTTATTTCCTACTTTTCGCATGCACGCTGTGGATGTTCTCAATGCTTTCGCTCGTGGTTGTGATCGTGTTTAGCCTGTGGATGCAACGCATCGTAGCGATGGAATCGTACTTATCCGATCCAGAAGAGGATGGTTTACCGGTGAATATTGAACCGATTGATATTGTGCGTATGCAACAATCCAGCGAATCAACCAAACGTAAAAACGCGGACGCGAAAACGAGTGAATCTAGCCACTCGTGGTATGAAAACTACATCCGCGATATCGGGACCAGTGGGTAAAAATCTCGGCGTGTTGCCGAGTCCCGCAGAAGTCACCTTACTCGCCAGAGTCCGGCTTGATTTATTCGAACTGCGGGTTTTTATTTCAATCGAAGGGAATCGAAATGTTAGTGCTGTCACGGACGGAGAATCAGCGAATCTACATTGATGGTGGCGTGGAGATTCTAGTTATGGATATCGATAAGAAACAGGTACGCCTGGGGATCACCGCGCCGAAAGACACGAGGATATGGCGTGACGACATGAAGAAGCCGAAGCCGAAGACAACGACAGAAACGAAAGAGGGATGTGATTGATGATCAAGTGCAACACGGATGACGCGATCATTTTTCAATCGTCTCTCGATAAGCAAACGCACTGCACTATCGAGGTTTCGCATCACGACGAAGAGATAGGCGTTGAAATCGTTTGCGAGGTAGAAGCGTTTCGGTTTGATGTCGGATTCTGGAAACACATCAAAACAACCTGCGTAGCGGCGCTTATAACATGGCGAGGAAACAAGATGGCGTTCGATAAGCAACCGCAAGCGGTAAATGAGTGGTGGGATGAAGAGATTAATGAGGCGTGTGAGAAGGCGTATCAGATGGAATTAGAAAGCGTAGAGGAATTGTATGGCACTATTGGATAGCGTAAAAAAACCAGAGCGAAGGCCGCGAAGAATCGTACTTTACGGTACGCACGGAATTGGAAAATCAACTTGGGCCGCGTGCGCACCAAAACCGGTTTTTATTCCGACCGAAGACGGAATCCGAAATATCGATGTTCCGTCATTTCCTCTGGCGAATCACATCTCTGACGTGTTTCAAGCTGTTGGCGAACTCGCAAGCGAACCTCATGAATACGAAACAGCAATAATCGACTCGGCGGACTGGTTTGAAAAACTCGCGTGGAAGTTTATTTGCGAGCAAAAGAACGTGCAATCTGTTGGCGAGATTGGATACGACCAATCCGCGCAAATCATGCGAGAGTTGCTATCTGAACTCTCGAAATTAAAAACAATGGTGATTGTTCTTGCTCACTGCAAGTTTGAGCGAATCGAACCACCCAGCGGCGAAAGCTACGAAAAATATGCGCCGAAACTTCATGAGAAGTTTAATGGTGAATTGCAAGAATGGGCCGATGAAGTGCTGTTCTGTAATTACAAGGTGTATACAAAATCAACCGATGAAGGTTTTGGGCGAAAACGTAACGTTGCCATTGGTGGGGATCGTGTGATCTATACCACTGAGAAGCCAAGTCACTACGCGAAAAACCGTATCAACGGACTCCCGGAGGAACTCGCGTTGAGTTTCGCCGATTACTGGCAATACGCCAATCCGCAAGCAGCCAAACCGTTTTAATAACTATTGAAAGGGCTTTTTAATCATGGGTGATTTATCAGGTTATTACGATGAAAATGACAAACCATCAGAGTTCACGCCGTTACCGGCGGGTGACTCTCCAGCCGTGTTGTCAACGTGTGAATGGAAAACGAACAAAGCAGGCACAGGCCGCTATGTTTCGTGTAAGTGGGAAGTGATTGACGGCAACTTCAAGAATCGAAAGATTTTCAACAACCTTAATCTTGATAACCCAAATCCTGACGCGGTGAAATTCGCCCGCGCTGATCTTGCAGCAATTCGTAAAGCGACTGGGGTTGTCAACCCAAACGACGCTTCTGAATTGTGCAACATTCCAATTCTATTAACAATCGGGCTTCGCAAAAACAAAGACACGGGCGAAAACGAAAATGTTATTCGTGGCTACAAGCCGTTGAAAAGCGGACAGTCAGTACAAGCCACGGCAAACAATCAAAGTAATGTCCCACCGTATATGCGAAAGGTGGAGTAATGACGACAACGCTGACGCTTTATAGGTTAGCCGACGAATATAATCGGCTGATGGAATTGATTGCAGATGACGAGCAGGATTTCAGTGTTGGAATTTCTCCAGAATTCATTAACGCAATGGAATCCCTGGAAGGACAAATTGCGGAAAAAGCGGAGAATATCTGCAAGCTAATCCGGTCGATGGCCGTGATGTCAAAATCGCTTGACGAAGAATCAAAACAACTCGCATTGCGTGCAAAGCGTTTCGAGCGAGGTGTTGACGAGTTGAAAGATTACTTGAAATTCAACCTTGAGCAGATCGGAACCAAGAAAATTACTGCTGGTATTTTCCGGGTTTCGATTTGTAATAATTCACAGCCATCCGTGCAAGTGCTGGACTTGAGTCAAGTGCCTGCGAAATTTGATAAACCGCAAGAACGCCAAGTGAGTCTCACCGAGATTCGCAAGGCGGTTGAAAGCGGCGAAGTGGTACCGGGTGTTGACGTGGTTCGTGGTACGCATGTGAGGATTAGCTAGCGTGCAACTCCGTGATTATCAATCGGCTGCCGTCGAAGCCTGTTGGGAGTACGTTTCGCTACACGCGGGACGGAATCCGTGTGTTGCACTCCCAACAGGCGCGGGAAAATCGTTGGTTATTGCAAAACTGGCGCACGACGTAGTAAAGCAATGGCATGGTCGCGTGATCGTTTTACAACACGTCAAAGAGTTAATTGAACAAAACGCAGACAAACTAAGAAAGCTGTCTCCTGATCTTGACGTCGGCGTTTATTCTGCCGGGTTAAATCGGAGGGATCGCAAGGCGAGTGTTATTGTTGCCGGGATTCAATCAGTTTACGAAAAGGCATTTCATTTCGATCCGTTCGACGTGATCATTGTTGATGAATGCCATTTGTTACCGCCAGACGGCGATGGAATGTATCGACAGTTTTTGAAAGATATGAAAGACGCGGTTCCGCATTGTCGGTTAATTGGACTGACAGCAACACCCTACAGGACTTCAACCGGCTGGCTTTGCAGCGATGACGGATTATTAAACGATGTTTGCTACGAAATCAAAGTTAAAGAACTGATTGCCGGTGGTTATCTCTCGAAGTTAATCAGCAAGGCACCAATTCATCTTGATCGAAGCGGTCTGCATATCCGTGGCGGTGAGTTCATTCAAGACGAAGCAACAGCATTGATCGCGGGAATTGTCGAACCAGCCTGCAAAGATATCATTGAAAAAACAGCAGACAGAAACAGCGTTTTGGTATTCGCTCAATCGGTGGAACATTGCATCCAAATTCACGGAATTCTAAGCGAATCACAACCTAACCGCGTGGAATTTGTAACTGGCGATACACCAGCGAATAAGCGAGCGAAATATCTTGCGGATTTCAAAGCCAAGCGGATTAAGTATCTCGTTAATGTGAACGTGTTGACGACTGGCTTTGATGCGCCGAACGTCGATTGCGTTTGCTTGCTACGCCCAACGATGTCGCCAGGGCTTTACTATCAAATGGTGGGCCGTGGCCTCGGGTTAGCGGAAGGAAAAGAGAATTGTCTTGTTCTGGATTACGCCGGGAATGTGCGATATCACGGGCCAGTTGATCAGATTGAACCGAAACCATTTAAGGCTAGCGACAAGGGCGGGGATGCACCAACGAAAACTTGTCCGCAATGCGAATCGGTTATTCATGCAGCAATTCGGGTTTGCTCGAATTGCAACCATGAGTTTCCAACGCAAGAAGTGAAGCATGATACACAGGCAGATAGCGCACCGATTTTAAGCGGACAAAAAACAACAACAGAATTCCCGGTAATCGATGTGCGTTATTACGTGCATATAAAACGATCCGATCCGAATGGACACAAAACACTGCGAGTAGATTATCAAGTGAATCCAATCCGCTGGTTTTCGGAATGGGTGTGTGTGGAGCACGATGGATACGCAGGGACCAAATCTAGGGCTTGGTGGCGAGCGAGGTCATGGGACAAGTTCCCGGAAAGTGCTGAACACGCAAAAGAACTTTCCGACAACGGAGCGTTGGCGATTCCCGAATCAATCACAGTTGAGGAAAAAGCCGGGGAGAAATTCCCGCGAATCGTGAAAGTGAAACTTGGAGAGAAGCCGGAAGCGGTGGAAGCGTCTGGATCACTGGATGCTGAATTTGAGTTTTCGCCAGACTCAAACAACGATCAATCGTGGGTTGACAATCTTCCTTGGTAGAAAGAAATCGATACGTGTTTTTCTTGCAACAGGCCATTATGTATGCCGATCTTGGGTATCGTGTTTTCCCGTGTAAACCCGGCGAAAAAACACCGATTACCAAACACGGATGCTTGGACGCAACGACAGATCATGAAATTATCGGCGAATGGTGGGGCCGAACGCCGAACGCAAACATCGGGCTGTCAACCGATGGGCTTTTGATTATTGATGTTGATCCATTAAAGGATGGAACGAAAAACACTTTTGCCGACGACATTGATCGGCTGGCTGATTTATTAGACGCGGGTTATGGGGCCGCAACCCCTCGGGGAGGCCAACATTTTTGGTTCCAGCAATTACCGGGACAAGACTTACGAAACACAACCGGACGCATTGCGGAAGGCGTT